TTTTCTTTTTCTTAGCAGCTTGGACATCTTGTGCCATGTCTTGAGTTTTAGTCGTTTGCACTGTTGGTGTCATTTTGACTGGTGCTGGGTTACGACCTCCTCCGATTATTCCACTCATAGTATTCTCCTTAATTATGATTTCTTATTTTTGTTTGCAAAGTTTCGTGCAGCAGCAACACTACCGAAACCCCATTTTTTTAATGCCAATGCTTTTCGTGTAGGACTACCATCTGGTTTTTTCATAGCCCCTTTCATTCCAGCAAACCGTGCTGCAAATGAAACACGTCTTGGATTAGTTCCTTTGTTTACTGGAGCTTTAACTCCAAAATGTTTTCTACCAGCTGCGTTTAATCCACCAGAAGGACTCTGATGTTTTTTTAGAGCCATTTTTATTTATTCTTTTTTTTCTTTTTCTTTTTTACTGGTGGTCTACCTTTAGTAGATCCGTATGTTCCTTTACCCATTGGTGGCATAATATTCTCCTTATCCTAATAATGTTTTCTTTGGTTTTTTTCTTAATAGCACAAAGTCTTGTTTATCTATTCTGTTGTTTTTATTTGCATCAAGTTTTTTTTGTTTGCCTTTTAATGGTTTTTTCATGCTATTATCCTAATAAAGTTTTCTTTGGTTTCTTTGCAGTCTTTGCAGCTCGTTTAAAATTAGCAGCAGTTGGTGAACCTGGTGATCCTACTTTTCTCATTTTCTCACCTGATCCAGCTGCAATTCTTTTTCGTTTTGCATGTATGTTTGCGTAAAGTCCTGGTTTAGCCATAGTATTATCCTAGTAATGATGGTTTATAAGAATCTTCATCTTTGTTTTGCAATCCACTGTTTGATGTCAGTATAGTTGCTTTTTTGCCACGTCTTTTTCGTTGTGCATCAGGATCTTCTTTTGCAACAGATCCAGTTGGTGTTAATGGAACAACTTGTTTTGGGGGAGGTGGCATATTCATTTTGGGGCTTAATATTCTACTCATTGTATTCCTAATGGGTTATAGCTGTTGTCAGCTGTTTGTTGTTTAATCTGATTGTCATCTCGTAATTCTTCTAAACCTACAGCTAAAACTCTCATGCTATCTGCTGCATGACTTGACCAATCATGTACGGGTTTAGAATTAAAGGTTTGCAAGGTGTCATTAAACTTGCGGTGATAGTTCCTCAAGGCATCTATCAGTTTCTTACAGTTATCGACATCTATCCAACAACGGTTAAGCAACAGTTGTGTATAGTGTATTCCATCTTCTATGCTGAGTTTTGGTACAATTTTAAATCGTAAGCCCAGCTCGTATGCAATCTCACGTCTTGATTTTCCATTTGTAAACTCACGTTGTTCTAAATCATGTGGGCCGTAATGGTTGTTGTAAACGTAATCTTTGCTTTTAATTAAATTAATATAGTGGGGCAGTCCTTCGTTACTGCTTTCATAATAGTCAACAATGTGTATGGCTTTGCCAATTTGTTGAAAAAATATAATGACCGTTTTATCTGATATGCCTATATCCCAAGCTGTGCTGACCTGGTAGGTCGGATCATAAGGTACACGGCCTACTTGTTTTCGATCTTCTATCTTTTCAATAACGTCACCATAGATAGCACCTTCTAATGCTGCTACCCAATCACATTCAAACTCTTGTCTGTATTTATTCTTACCCATCAGCTCAAGAGCTGCGTCTAATTCATCTTCATCAACAATGCCTGTTTCAGATGCTTTTGCTATTTTTGTGTACCACGTTTTATCTTTTAGTCCGTGTTGGTATTTAGAATAAAAGTCATTGGACATTCCTTGGGGTGTGCCAACGAAGTAACAAAAACCCTTTCTATCTGATAGAGCTGGTCTGATAACTTCAGGAAACAACCGTGGATTGATCTGTGCATACTCATCACAGATGATACCATCATAATAGTTTCCCCTTAGACTGTCTGGGTTTTCAGAACCAAGCAATACAATCTTAGAACCGTTTGGAAATGTGCAGCTTAATTCTTGTTCGTTAAACTTCGTTCCAGGTATGACACCAGCATAAAGTTTTAAATAATCAAATATAATGCTCTTTGCTTGCTTATAAGTTGGAGCTATGTATGCGTACCTGGGGTTCCACATATCATTAGTCAAAGCTCTTTTAATAAGCTCGTTAATACACATCACACTCTTGCCAGCCCTACGATGGATTGAAAGTACCGCCCACCTATGTTTGCTCAGTTGTGTATGTATTTCTTGTTGCAGCTTTCGTGGGCTGTACGGAATAGTTATTTGCATTAGTGTACTGTTGGTTGTTCACCGTATAGATCCATTAAGTCTATGTTCAATTGATTGCATATATAATCAGACACATCTCTGCCGTGCAGTGCATTTCTAAAGCCTGTGATGTTTATAAACACACTCTTTGTGCCATCGTCATAAAACACCATTGCAATTAAATCTTTAAGATCTTCATCCATGGGTGGATCCATTAATTTCCTATCATATATATATAAAAAACCGAGCCGACTTTTTCGGGGTGTGGCCTACAGTTTTACTGAGATTTTTGCCAATACAAAGCCATGAGTCCTGTCATTGTGCTAGGCTGTGCCTCATATCTTAACTACTAGTCAGTCAAATGGTATGCATTAACATAACGAACCTCATGACGTGCGTGCGTATGAGTGCAGCTCTGTTACGCCTTACGGACTCTCAGACGTTGGCTCAGCACTCCAAGCAATAGTCAGCTTACTATCAGACTTAACGTCAGCCTGGATCTTATCACCAAATGTACCGACCAATAGCTTTGACGCAAGCCACCTGGATTGATGCATGCGTTCACGCAATAGCTGAACATCTTGTGGCTTAATATTATCTGACATCAACTGTTCATTCATTTGATCAATCAATGACCAAGCTCCAAGTTGTCGTGCATCCATTACTTGTTTTTTAATTTGTTCATCATCTCTCATCCAACTGTAAACAGTGGTGACAGCTGGCATGTCCTTATCCTTGCAGATCTTCGACAGTGGATCTCCGTTCTGCAATCTTTCGATAATGCTCGATAGTTTCTCTTTTAACATTTTTAAGATTCAATATTGATTTGTATTTACCTTGTGCTGTCGTAGCTCCCTTAGACAAGCCACCATGCATACGACATCTTCCATTTTCTAAAGCCTTAGCCTGACAGGGGAGTCCAGTTGAACGTGCATAAGCACCGCAGATCTGTTTCTTGGAAGGTCTACCAACCATAATAGCTTGTCATTAACAAAGAAGGAAAATCATTACGCATAATATACCTAATGATAATTAAATCTTTATGTGATTTTGTCGATCATGTCTAGTAGTTTTTTATCGTATGCAATTAAATATTTTATGAAGATTATTGTCTCTAAATATTTCTCTTTAACAGTGTGTCGATGCATCTTTAATTTCTTACCAATGTGTGTGTATGGCACTCTCAATGCACGACTCCATACCAGTTTACGTTCAATTGGGGTTAGCAATGGGTTAATATTAAATAATAACATTTCATACCTTGCAATTTGTTTAGCAGATGCAACAATCTTTGGCTCTGATTTCTTCCAAGCAGCATGATCTGATGCGTCATGCACAATGTCAAACTGCATAGCACTAGCACCTTTACGATACGCAGATGGTAGTTTTTTGTCAGTATCTATAGCTTCTTCGTACCAATCTACGATACGAGCTGCGGAAATTGCTTGAGCCACGCATCTCTCCTCTCATGTGTTTCATCCATCACCTCACGCCAAAACTGAGCTTTTTTATCAGATGATAAGTTGTTTAAAAATGTTGTGAGCTTGTCTCTTTGTTTTTTCGGAATACGTTTTCTGTTGAGTTGGTTGTCTCTGACAGCAGACTTGTAGAGTAGGTTGGATTGCTTAGAAACCCCCCTCAATATATCCTTAACACTATCACCCTGTAAATCACTAGTCTTAGATATATCTTGTCTAGATATATCTAAGATAGATTTAGATATATAAGGTTTATTAATATATACGTTTTGAGTCACATCTGACGTAATGATGTAGTTAGGCCTGTATGCACATGATGACTTCAACCTCTTTGACACTATGAACTTCTTATCTCTAAGCTCATTTAAACAGCGTATGATCGTCCTACGTGAGAAGTTTAGATCCTTTGCAATGGTTGAGTGTCTGGGATAACACTTGCCGTATTTGACATAAAAGCGTTCCAAATACAGGTACACGATCTTTGCATTACTACTCAGATCTTCTTTGATGAATTTGTCCAGGCTACTCATTGTGCAAAGACCAATCTCCATAACCAAGAACGTATAATAGAAACAACTGTGAATATTAGAGATATGCCAATTGTGTCACTTATGCTTGGGTATAATCCAAACAAAGGAAATACATACACCTGAATTAAAATAGCCAACAAAAAACCACTACCAACGTCTATGCAGCTGTGCTTTAAACTATTCATACACCACAACCACCAGTACATTCGTTTTCAAACATATTGATTTGATCGTCTGGTTTATCAAAATCAACTTCATTTAGTGGTTTGCAAGATTTATGCAAAAAGTTTTGAACACCCTCATCGTTTTGACCATTCCTATTTCTTATGGACTCATCAATTTTTAATACTTCTTCCCACTCACTAGGTACAGATTTCACGGCTTTCCAAGATTCATCACTATTAAATGGACAGAAAGTACACGCAGAACGTGGTGGTTTTGGATAACCTTGAGCTTCCATCCACTCAATACAATCAGTTCTACGCATCTTCATATCAATTAATGGATAAACATTTTTTATATATTTCACTTGATTAGTAGCCATTCGACTGACTTCATCTAAAGAAATACCCATAATCATTTCAACTTCTGTTCCAGGTTTTACTTTTTTGTATTTGGCTAAACCCAACAGTTCTCTTACTTTTTGATTAACTGGGGTTATCTTGTACTCCCGAGTGCATTGCCTACGCATCAAACCCTTCTTACCAGTGTGCTGATTTTTAGAAAATATTGGTATGCTGATAAAGGCTTTTTCATCTAAAACTTTTGCCTTTAAAGATCCATGAGTAGTAGTTAGCACAGGAAAAGACAATTGTGTTTTCAGCCACTCCAACCACTCATAAACGTATTTTGGCTCAGCATGTGTATCTGCAAAAATAGCTGCGTCAGGTTTATCAATCAAACCTTTTTCCATCATCAATGCTACTGTGCTACTTTGAACACCAGCTCCAAGACTAAGTATTCTAAGATCAGTCAAACACACACTCCACTTCTATGCAGATTAATGATAAATGATATCTGGCTATTTCAATTTCAGTCCACATGTCGTCTAGGACTATGTACAGATATGACAGATACGCACATCCCCAAACAATACCAGCAAGGATGACAATCCCAATGGTTACGCAATAAAAAAAATGTATGTTCATGGCAGCTCCTTGATGTCATTTAAGTGTTCAACAGGCACTCCATAAAACATGGGCCTGTTATGATTTTGTCGTTCAAACTGTTTCATCTTGCCTTCTTTAGCAAACACCCAACCCACAACCTCGTACCTTAAATGGGAGTGCGTCAGCACAAGGATGTGGATCAGCTCTGGGGGAGAGTCTGGTTTAATGACTAAAAAATTAGTCTCTTTGTAGTTGTCAATGGTGTGATGGTCTTGTGATTTGATCTCTAAGTTACCAAGATCAGGTCTGCTAAATGTATTGATAGCACCATCCCAATATAGATTTAAACATTTGCCTACGGCAAGCTCAGCAACGGAAGATATAACAGACGTGCCAACATCATTGCGTGGTGTCCATACGCTACCATAACGATCTTTGTGTCCTAATCGTAACGACTCAACCTTCCTACGAAAGCCAACATGACCAGCCATTTCATATTCATGCCAGGTTAGATCAACGAGCATTGGCTTTGTCCTTCCAATATGCAACC